AATTAAAGATAGGGTTATGGCTGCACCTATGAGTAATCATCCAGACCCATTTCAAATTACAGATAGAATGGGTGTAACTAAAATTGATGATACCAAGATTAAAATTGTAGTTTATAATTCAAAAGGCTTGTTTTATTTGATCTAAGTTGAAAAATAGGTTGACATCTTCCAACTTTGTGATGTATACTATAAATTATGGAACAGTTACTTATTCATCTTTTTTCCGATTACTATCTTCAAAGTGATTGGATGGCTCTAAACAAGAATAAAAAATCATTACCTTGTTTAGTTCATTGTGTTTTATATACGATGCCATTTTTATTGATTACCCAAAATGTATTGGCACTATTTCTTATTTTTGCCACACATTTTATTCAAGATAGATGGTGTATCATCAAATATTTCATTTGGTATAAAAATCGCATTGGACCAGACTGGTCATATCCATCGTTTGATAAATGTAACATAACAGGTTATTACGACGATTGGAAAAATGATGATGAGGATGCAAGACCAAAATTTTTAACCACTTGGCTATATATCATTAGCGACAACACATATCATCTTATTTGTAATTACTTCATTCTTAAATATCTGAGTGTGTAATTTAATTGAAAAATAATAAATAAAAATATGGACTTGACTTTCACTATTACTTCCAATGCCATCTTGGCCGTGTGTTGGGGATATCTTCTGTATAAGAAGCTAAATGGAGCTACCTTCAATTGGTGGTGGCTTGTACTGGTCTCTGTTATCTGGGGATTGACTTGAATCTAAAAAAGTTGTTGACATTCCTAGGAACTATACTATAGTATGTTTTAATGAAGGAACCATATTGTGACACATCACTAATCTTTTTACAACCTATAAGTAAACAGATTGCAAGAAGTATGATAGAAAAGAATCACTATACACACAAATGGACATTGTGTACGGTTGCATATGGAGTTTATTATAAAGATTATATAGAAAGCAGTTTCTTTGGTGGTTATAATCCCAAACTAATAGGCGTATTGGTGTATGGTAATGCTGTTGGACGTAATGCCAGCACAAGTATAACCCCACTATTAACAAATGATAATGTATTTGAATTAACTCGGTTGTGGATAGAAGATGGATATGGTAAGAATATTGAAAGTTATTGTATAGCTGAAAGTTTCAGATTACTAAATATAAATTACCCAAAAATAAAATGTATTTTGAGTTATGCGGATAGTGAAGTTGGTCACACAGGCACAATTTATCAAGCAACCGGATTTCTATATCAAGGTGATAACTATGTAGATATCGCTATAATGCCTAACTATAGTATTAGTTTAGTTGGCCCCACCGAATATGATTGGATACATAGTAGAAGTGTATATTCACGATGGAAAACTCATAGTGTAGATAAACTAAAAGAACGTATTGGTAAAACATTCTGGCGCAAAAGAGAAAGTGGCAAACATCGTTATGTCAAGTTTATAAGCAATAAAATAGAAAATAAAAAGTTAACCAAGTCTCTTAAACACAAAACTTTGCCATATCTGAAGAGTACATCGTTCAAAGAAGAAGTGCAAGAAATCGTTGTAACATCTACCAACGCATTTTTCGATTAGTGCAAGAAAAAACCCCAACTTTCGTTGGGGTTTTGAATTATTTAAATTCTACTAATTATTATACAGTGTCGAGATCACTGATAATAACTTTTCCATAAAATTCGGGTCTGACGACCTTCTTAGCGTAGCGGGTCATTACACCTCTACGTGGAGTGAAGTTCACTGGATCATAGACCAACGGAGTTTGAATTAGTGGAATATATGGAGCATATACTGCACCGGTTTCTAGGAAGTTACTTCCACGGAAACCAATCAAGATTACGTTATCGGTCATGTATGGGTTCTTGTAGACTTGGAAGCGACTTGCGAAGCTACCAACTCTGGCAACACCCATTGCGAACTTAGCAGAATCACCATCGGTGTTAACAACATATCCTGGAATTGATTCCAAGATGGTTGCTACGTCTGGTGAACATACCAAGAAGTTTGCACCACCACGTAGAGTCAATTGGTGAATCTTGTTAGAGACCTTTTGGATCTTGTTACCAAGAGTTTGGAACCAAGTGCTCTTTACGTAAGCAGTACGATTTGCTGAACTGTTAACTACACGTGTGAAGTTAGCAATTGGAGTACCAGTAGCACCACCAGCTAGGCTGATTGTCTTTTGGAACTCAGTACCGATTTGGGCAGACCAAGCTTCGGTTGTGGTACCAGTTACGGATTCGTTCAACATGTCTAGGATTTCAAGATCGATTTCCATAGATACATATTCACTCAATAGAGCAGTAAGTTCTGCTTCTGCATCAATAGAATGATATGCGTTCAAGTCTTGAGCCAATTCTGGGGTCCAGACTGCCTTCAACTTACGGGTCTTAGCAACGATTGGTTCGCTGTTTAGTACCAAGTTTACTTCAGGAATATTGATATCAGTATCAATATTTTGAGTTGCTGTTGCGGCACTGTTACCAGAACCTTCACCAGCGGTCTTACCAGCTTCGAAGTCACCACGTAGGTTATCAGTAGGTTGTAGTGTGTAATTCAACTTTGGAGTTAGTGCTGGTGTAGCAGCGGTACTTGATTGACTTACGAACAAATTAATTATGTAATTTGGTGATGCAATTGTACTAGTGTTCACTGCGGTTGCGTATGTGTTCAATACGGTGTAAGCAACGTTACCAGTAGTTTGTAGACCAAATGAACGTACTGCATTCAAGTCAACATTCCAAACGTAACCCGAAGCTGCTACGGCGCTTGCTTGTGTATTGTCATTAACGTCTAAACCAATCTTGAAGATACCCTTAACGTTACCGCTTCTCAATGATGAACTAAATTCACTAGCAAATTGTAGATCTACCCAGCTTGCTGAAGCAACGGTGACATTTGCAGATGTGAATGCTGAACTGGTTACTACACGTTCAGAATAACCATAACGTCCTTGACCATATAGACCATTTACTGCTGCATCGGTAGAACCGAACTTAGCAGAATTAGTACCACCAAACAAACTAGTGCCTGGAGTTTGGCTCAAATGATTACCAGAACCATACTTGAAGTCTAGATAGAACACTAGACCGGATGGTAGATTCATTGGTTGTACGCTGACGAATTCCTTTGCAGCAATTTCAGCGAATACACGACGAACCAATGGTAGAGCAACACCAGCCCATTGTTCGGAACTGGTTGAAGTACCAGTTGAAGAAGCTTCATCTAGTAGTTGCTTTGCTTGATTTTCCAATAGGATTGACATGTGCGCTTTTTCAACGCCATTTACGCCTTCAAGAAGACCTGTCTTTTCCCACTTGGATTGTAGTCCACGGGTTTCAGCCATTAGCTTAGCCTGTGGATTCATATTATTTGTTAGTAGACTCTTTACGTCGATACTCATATTTTTGTTTCTTTCTTTATTATTGTTAGGTTTTTACTCGCAAACTAATTTTACTTCTTGATTCCTGCGAGTTTTTGGAATCTTGAAGTCATCTCGTCAGCGTGTGGTTCTACAATAGTAGACACTGGCTTAGTTGATGATACTGGTTTGCTTGCCAAACCTTCGGTGATAGTACTTACAGTTGCATTGGTCTTCTTTTTGACAACTGATCCACCGGAATTAAATGATTCGGCTAAAACGGTATATGCCAACTTGACTTCACGGATGTTTCTGGTCAAGTCGAAAGTGTTAATGATCTTCAACTTATGATCTTCGGTAAGAGACTTACCTTTGAACAACTTGTTGGTGTATAGCAACTTAGCATTTAACAAATTGGTTTCTGCGAGCACACCCTTCAAATACTTGACGGTGTTTATGTGTTCACTCAATTGGTTCTTTAATGCTTCGTTTTCTTCATTGATAGCTACTAGAGCTTCTGCCATTTCTTCGTAGGTTACTTCACCTTCAGATGGTGATGGAACTTGGCCAGGAACTGGAGCTACTGGAACAGATGGTGCTGGAACAGCAGCCATTGGATCAACTGGCGCAACTGGTGCGGCTGGTGCGGCTGGAGGTGCAACGGCCATTGGATCAACGTTTTGTTCTTCCATTTCCAATTCAGCTAGAAGTTCATCAAGATTTACTTCTTCACCATCAGAATCTGATTCAGAACCCATTACCTCGCCGTCTTCTACCATTTCTTCACTAACGACTTCACCTTCAAGTTCAGCTAGAATTTCATCTAGTTCTTCGCTGGTTACTTCTTCGTCGTCCATACTGGTTTCTTCTTCCAACTTTGCGTCGAATTCTTGTTTGCCGGCCGTAGTTGTGCTCTTGTCAGCTGATGATGATGGCTGTACAGGATGTTGCTTAGAAGCTACATTTCCCTTTTCTCCACCAATCTTTGAAGTTGACAAGTTTTCGTCAACTTGGTCTTCATCAGATGATTCGTCTGTCATATCTCCCTTGAGTTTACTGCGAACATTTCTTTCATGCTCTTAGCAAAATTTTCCTCAAGAAAGGTCTTTGCATTGGCAATTGCTGTTTCACGAACAGCCTTTGCGTCTGCGATACTTTCCTTTAATAGATCGCTCATATAATATTACTATCCTTTCTTATTGTTTTTTTGGTGAAGTTATTGAAGAACTCCAAAGAAGATTTAATTTAGATGTGACATCAAATGATTGATGTATTTGATAAATAAATATAATTAAAAATCGTAAGATGTTAAAAAAAATGATATTTATTGTATATGCCAGCACAAAGTGAAAAGCAAGCAAGACTATTCAGACTCGTAAGAGCCTTCCAAAAAGGTGATGTTAAACCAAGTAAAGTATCCCCACAAGTACGTAAAATGGCTCATACAATTAAACCAAGTAGTGTAAAAGATTTCACAAAAGTAAAAGAAATCATTAAAAAACTAAAAGAAGACTATGAATCGCAGGGTTCTGAATATACACTAAGTAAAGCGAAAGAAATTACTGACAAACCTTTCGATCAAGTTTTGAGAGAAAACGTTGGGGTTCCATTTGATGAAAAAGAATTGTTAACATTTCAATCAAAACAAAGTGGCTTTGCTGGATTTGGAAAAACAAACTTTGTTCATAAAAGAAGTACCAGAGAAGTTTCAGCTGAAGTACAAAGTAACGATTCTACCAAAAAGTTTGTGTTCAAGAAATTGACCAATAATCAAAACAAAGGATTTTATAACTACGCTTGTTTCGTTAGAATACTATCCGATGATTCCGACGAACCAAAAGATAAAGTATTTTATACTTTGAGCAGCATATTCGACGAAGATGACGGAACACAAAAAACAAAAATCTTAGCCGATTTTATAGATAGAATTAACTCATATGGCCTATAATTACAACCCAAATTTCAGCAAACACATGGAACTTAATAAAAGTAATATTAAATTCTTAAAACAGCTTAGAAACAATGATAATTTTAATTATAAGCCTACTTCTATTAAGATGAAAAACTTCGTGAATAATGAACTTGAAGAAATTCAAAAATATAAAATTGCTGACATAGACAATCCAAATGGTTGGTCATTTAATGAAATTGATACGTTAGGACATATGGGTTTTAAGATGGATGATGACTATGATCTATCATGTGAAGTAGAAATCCCAAGTCTAGAACTAGAAGACCACAAACAAACTATTAAAATCTATAAAGAAGAAGACGGGTATGTTTTGGAAACATCCCGCCGTTATGTATTTGAAACCTTCAATAAATTAATTGAATATATTGATAGTATTCCAACTAGAATATTTTAATTGGTTTGATCGATATCTCTTGAAGAAGCGATACTTACTGAGTCTGGTCTACCCTGTACTTGATAAGATTGTGGTGCTTCTGTAATTGGATCTGCAATTTCAAAATAACGTTCCAACTTCAAACCGATTTCTTCGTACAACATCTCAAGTTGTTTTTCAACACCTTTGATCTTGTGTGCTTCTTCGTATAGTTTACCAGCCATCTTCTTTACATCTTTCATGTCACGTTCGATCATCTTGGCTTCCATCCATTCGTTACATTCTTTAATTGCATAACGTTCGGCTAGATTAACAGCTTCCATAATTTTGGTTGCGGTTTCATAGATAGATGATGCCTTTAATGAACCACGATATTCATTGTAAGCTTTGATTGTTTCATATAACTTCTTTTTCTCCTCTTTTGTTAAAGCGGAATAAGCAACTTCTGTGGAGTTTTCTACTAAATGTTTTAGCTTGATCATATGAATATAAATATTGTTTGAACTTACAATTCAGAAAGAATATTGTGAATTAATCTTTCTACATTGCTATATGGATTGATTATTATTTTTTGATCAATACTTTCATTGATCTTTCCTTGTGGATACATGAATGCACCTTGTGTACTTGGATTGCTTACAAAGTCGAATGCAATTAAATCAAAATCGTCTTGTACAACATCTGCATTTTCACGCATGTCTTTTTTTACACTACCAAGACCACGACTACTGATACCCAAAAGAATACCTGATTGTAGTAAATCTCTTAAAATATTACCACTTGGTGTAGGAAGAATTTCTACAGTACCCACTAAATCTTTACCATCCCAACCCATATCTACGATATTATGACTAACGTTCTTTAAGTTAACAACGCTACTTTCTGGATGATCCAATTCACCCATAGCACGACGTTGTTTTACAAAGTTATCCATATATTTGTTAGCTTCACGTTTCAAAATATCTTCTGGATAAACACGTCCATTTTGGTTCTTTGCATCAGCACGTTGCAAAACTCCATTAACAAGAAGTTTGCCATCTTTCAATGATTCGTTTAGTGATGTTCTTTTAAATTCAAAAGGTAATACGTCGATTAGAATTTGTTTCATATTAAGCTGTAGGTTGAGATTGTGGTGGTTTTTCACCAGCGGGTTGTCCAGTTGCAGGTGGTTCTTCGGATGTCACACTATTTGCGGATTGAGTTGCGGTTTGTTTATTAGGATCAACCAATGCTTTAGATTTAGCTATTTGATATTGATCTTTAGGTTTGACATCCGCGCTTCCTAAAATTTTGATCTTAAATCCTGGTTTAACAAAGAATTTAGCAGTTTTTTGTTTACTTTCTTCACGACCCATAATTACAATAACATAACGATCATAATAATAGTCGATTTGTACGCCAGTTACATTAATCGTATAATCGGCCTCAGGTTGTTTATATCCCTTACTAGCACGAACCACAATCTTTTTATCTAAAATTGAATCTTGAATCTTCTTTTGAAGATCAGTCTTTAATTGTTCAGTACTATTTTTCAACTTAGAATCAAAAGCAGTAAAATCTGGTTGAATATCGTAAGATTGAAGATTGACATCAACAGGAGCTTTAGGAGTTGTTGGAACTGGTTGAGTTGGAACAGCAGGTTGTGCTGGTGCTGGTGCTGGTGATTGTTGATCAGCCTCATTCTTTAACTTATACAATAAACCACCAATTCCCTCTTTACGCATTTGTCTAACAAGCCTAATTGCGTGTTCTGTTACAGGCAACATTCCTTGTTCATGACCAGCCAATGCCGGATCTAGTTCTGGATCTCCGTGTTGTACTAACCCATTTGAATCTGTGTATGTATCTATCGGCTCAATGTTTTGAGCTGGAGTAGCATATGCTGGTCCACTATACATTTGATTTTCCAAAGCATAACCAGTATTATTTTTAACAGGTTTTGCCAATTTATATCCGAATTGTGTAGCAGCACGAACATTACCAGTAGATTTTTTATTGGAACTAAATGCAAATGGTGTCATTACACCAGGAACACCGGCTGTAGTGCTAGCTTCATTCTTCTTCTTTAATTGGGTATCTACCTGCTTTTTTATTTTTTCACGGGTAGATGGTGAAATTTTGTCTGCGTGTGATTGCAACCACGCATTGTAATCTTGTTTAGAAATACGAGACATTTCGCTATCTCTATAATATTGAGCGTATTTTTTTACAATGTCTCTAAATGGATCACCCGATTCTTTAAGCAGTTTTTTCATTTTGAATTTTTTTCAATTCTTCGACCAATTCGTATGCGGTCAAAAGAGATGTAAGTTGATTTTCTTTAACCAATCCTACAACGTTTTTACTTGAAAGTTGAGTTATAGTTTCATTCAATTTAATCTTAATAACCTCGTTATTATTGATTGATGAAATATACTCTTTCAAAATCTCAGAAACCCTCTTGTATTCTATATTTACAAACTCGGTGAATTTGTTAGTATTAGATACGTTTGTAATATATTCTTTCAACAAACGCTTTTGATCTGGTAACAAGTTACTATATTTTTTATTGAAGCTTTCAATTAGGAACTTATACGCTAACAATCTAACCTCGGCTGGTTGACTATCATAGATGTCTAGTGGTTGTAAATCACTCTTTTTATCCTTAGTTAAACTTTCAATGACACATTCTCTTGCTTCTACCAATTCTTCTACTCCAAACTTAACTTCATTTAAATTCTGATTCTCAAATAATTTATAAACCGACGCATGCAATTTATAATTTGGAATCTTATTCTTCAAGAATTCATCGATGTTGTATTGTTCCTTGATTTCTTTAACCAAGTTATATTTTTGTTTATTCAACTTATGTGCATCAATTTTGGAACGTGTTTGCAAAACCACGGCAAGAATTCGTTCTGCGGTTTGAGGATTTTTAGAGGACTGTGATGATACGAAGTTGTATAATTGGAACTCCCTGCCAAGTTCTTTTGATTCGTTGAAATATCTGAACATTAGATTTTTCGTGAATGATTCATCACGGCCGGCAAGAATATCAGACGTTATTTGTCTGGTAAGTAGTTCGAATAGAATACCGCTATTCTTAAACTTTGAATGTTTCGCTTTCTTATGCATAAGTTCCAATTAAATATAAATATAAATAGAATTTAAAAATAATCACTATTTATACTATTCTTTATTCTTTTATGTTGTTTTCGTCCATGAACGAAGGTTTATTTTGAGATTCCTTTAAAATATCTTTGTGACTATTGAATGCTTTAACTAGAGATGATATAGATTCCATAGACAATGGAGATTTATTTTTGTACTTGTGTGTTGGTGATAAATCACTATCTCTATTATTTTCTAAAGTGCCCAGTGGGTCTTCTCCAAATGGATATTTGCTAGCATCTTTTCTACCGGTTTGATCTCTTTTCTTTTCTGTGATTGGAGGAGTGCCACCCGCTGGCGCACCAGCGGACGATGTATCGGCTTCTGCACCGCCGCCACCGGCTTCAGCACCACCAGCGGATGATGTATCGGCTTCTGCGCCGCCGCCACTGGCTTCAGCGCCTCCACCAGTACCTCCATCAGTTTCTTCACCCTTTGATTTCAAGAAATTCAAGGCTGGATCATTTCCTTCTTCTTCAATTTGTTTAAATCTATATGTTGCTTTAGCATCATCAATAAGTTGTTTTTGTAGATTAATCATGTCTTGATCAGACATACTGAATACGTTGTCATAAATCCACTTCTTACTGAACAACTTTTGTTCTTGCATGTCCTTACTAACTTCAACCTTACTCTTCCAAACATCAATCTTTTCTTTTTCAAAGATTGTAGATGGATTTGTCAATTCTAATGTAAAGTCAACAAGTGATTCGTCACGATATCCTTGAGAATATAAATGAATAACAGCAATCTTGTTCAATTCACTGACAATAATACGTTGAACACGTTGAATTGTACGAGCAAAACGGATATCTTCAGCTGCCAATGTAGCTTTACCACTTAAACTTTCGTCGTATCCCAAAAATGCTTTTGGAATTTTGAGTGCTGCCATCAACTTGTTACGTAGATATTCGATATCGTCTGTTCCAGTCCATTCAAGACCTGGTAAATTGCTAATATCGGTACCACTATCACCACCACGAACTGGCAAGAAAAAGTCTTCTACCATGTTTTGTAGATTGAAACGAAGATTGTAATCGCCGGTAGCTTGATCCAAATATGGAGTCTTTTTCATCTGTGCGATGATACGTTCCATATGATTATCAACCTCATTTGGTGGAATATTACCAATATCTACCTTGAAAATTCTCTTTTCAGGAGCACGCATAATACGATGAATCAACATTGCGTCTTCCATCAAACTCAATTGTTTCCATACACGACGAGCACCTTCCAACATACTCTTACCGTATGGTAAAAAATTGCTATCGCTTAACAAACGAAAATGTGCAATTTGATAATTTTCTAAATCTTCCATTTTGTTTCCGTATGGAAGATTGACTTGGAACTTAACGAAATTCTTGTTTTCTAAATGTGTATTTTCTAAACGAGTTACATAATATGAACTGAGAGGTTCAACCATGTATACACCATATTCTGGACTAATATGTAATCTCAAATAAAAATCACCATACTTTGCTAAACTACGAGTCCAACTCCAAAGATTGAATTCAATATTCAAGATATCATAAAACAAATTGTTTAATATTTGTTTGATATCATCATTTGATGATTTTACTGAAATGATATCACCCAATTCATTTTTACTAGTACATTCGTCTGCATAAATGTCAAGTGCGGATGAAAGGATTGGATCCATATCCATTGTATCATAATCACGAAATAATTCTATACGACTGCTTTGATATGATAGATTGAAGTCGCGGGTATACGAATTATATGCCGTAGTTCTGAGACGATTAAAACGATCTCTTAGACTATTACGATCAGTTGCATACTGAATTTCATCAGTATCTATAACCTTCAACTTCTTACCGCCAACGTTTCTAACAATTACGTCGTTGCTAAACAGACGTTTAAGTCTGGCAAAAAGTGATCTATTCTTTAATTCTTGAAATGATTTATCAGTCATGTTTTACCGCCATATATATAAGTATTTATAACAACCATTTTAAGCTTTCTTTTTTGCCGTTTACATTGGCATTTGGAGAAAAGTCCCACGATTCAGATGCTTGACCAATTGGTTTTGTTAATATTGTTTGATTATGTACACTGGTTACTTTGTTGATTCCGGCCAACATTTGTCTATTATATTGTATTTGTTCGTTTCTCAATTTAAGTGCAGTATCTCTAACCCATAATCCAATCGCCAAAGACATTACCAAGTCATCATTATAACCTCTCATAGCCTCTGCTTTTGGACCATTCCAAATAAATACATTCAATTCTTCGTACAATCGTAGTGAATGAATTATTATAGTTTTTTCTCTGAAAAATGCTTCTAATTTACTAACCATCAGTGGTCTATTTTTAGTAGTTGTAGTAAATCCTGGTACCAACTTCTTATCGGATGTGTTGAGTTTATTTGTATAAGTTCTTTCAACATCAACTATAGTCAAATCAGATGCACTATAAAATGTATTTTGATAACCTCTATCAACAACCTGTTGTATTGTAGCCCAACCAACGTTATTATTTTCTATAACCAACAACGCATTATTGTACTCTGTAGCTATTGATACTAGAAGATTACCATAATCTTTTGTAGTTAATTGACCTTTATATTCAGCCACTTGTTCCAAAGACTCCACATCAAATATGTGAAATGAACTAAAATCTCCACCATCTCCTCTCGCACAATCTGCGGTCAATATATAATTTTTGCTATAGTCTGGATAAGACCATATCCACATGTCTTGATTATTACCACGTCTTTCAACTGGGTCTTTTATATATGTTTGTTTATAAAACTCTAAAATATCAACCGCAACAACCTGATTACCAGATGTACTAAAATCACAATCACATTCTTGGGCTGCACCTTTTACACCAGATAATTCTGTTTGTTTATCTCTCCAAGATTGATCACGATCCGGATGTAAATGCCATGGTAGTCTTATTGTGTTAAATCCATCCTTACCAGAAACCTGGTTTGCTTCGGCTTCAACCCACGTTTTATGAAAGAAATTGCCAACACCATTTGGAGTACTCAATACGATAGCTCTACCACCAGTGCTTAATGTATATTGAGCAGATAGCCATATTTCTTCAACGCCGTCAATAAATGCAGCTTCGTCTATAATTAGTAATGATAGTGCTGATGAACGACCTGCGGTACCAGCGGATGATACTGCTTTAATTTGAGATCCATTCTTTAAACGCAACGACAAACGATTGTCTTCTACACAAGGAACTTTTAACCAACTTGGTAGATTGTCATTGGCAAAACGTACTTTGGTAACAATTTCCTTCGCGGTTTCTTGAGTAATACTAATACACAATATATTCTTATCGTTATGAAAAGTCATCAACCATAAGCTATAAGCGGCAGTAAGAGTACTAATACCCATTTGACGACTTTTAAGAACAATGTTTAATTGATTGTCAACAAAGTCTTGTAAAGCTTTTTCTTGAAATGGATATAGTTCAAATGCAACAGTACCACGTATAGGATGTTGAATCTTCACATACTTCTTCATGAAGTATATAGGATCCTCAATACACTTCTTATACTCACTTCTTATTATCTCTCTTAAGTTTGGCTGACTCATATTTTATTTCTAATTCCACAATCTCCGCATCTATCTTTGATAATCTTTCATTGGTAGATTCTAAATCCTTGGTAACATCTTCTAATACTTTTGAATAGTTTTCAACCCCACTCCAACGTTCAATTGATCCATCTTCTTCTGAAAATTCAATTGGTTTGCCATGATTTTGTGTACACCAGATTTTTGTTTCTTCAAACCTTTGTTTATAATCCTGCAATGCGGATCTTACATTTTTAAGTTCACGGATTTTATTAAATGTATCCCAGATACCAAGTCTTTTGAGACGAGTTTCTTCATTGGTAAAACAATCATAACACATTTGTGTTTTTGGCCAAACACGATCATCCAAATAACTACCCCACCTAACATCCATATTACAACATGTACATCTTTGTTCTAAAACAAGAGTTGCACGTTTTGAAACTCTACGTTTACTACCATTTTTCCACACCCATTTACGTCCTTGACTATCCTCCCACTCTTCACCTTCTTTACGGGTTGAATTTTCCAAGTTGGAATCATATCCTACTTGAACGAATGGACGAACGCCATCGACATAATCTTTAACAATATCAAGATTGCTTTTACCTGATGATCTTTTCATAACAAATATGTATTTATTTTATTTCTTAAACTTACTTTCCAAACCTTTTATAATAAAACTTCCTGTAATTTTAAATGGATTGTTATAAATATTTGGATCTCTAACTACGATTCCTTCATGTTTATCTAAGTCGCCAATCTCACTAGTAGCATTTTTTAATACTTCATCTCCTAGTTTGATTGTTGCTAAATAAACAATAGTATCATTTATAACCTTTTGGATGTCTTGTCCGGCAAAATCCTGTGCAATATTCTTACTGTTTGAAGCATTGATAAATTGTTCACGGGTAATTAAAGGAGTATTTATCTTTACATTTTTTAACCAGTCTTTTAATGGTTTGATTTCAGCAACTCCGGTTGGATATAATGTCACTGGTTCTCTCAACACTTTCACCAAATTTGGATCTGATTTAAATGATGTACCAACGCTACCTAGTATTTTGAATCCATACTTCATCGCAACCTTATTTAAATTGTTGATGTAGGACTGCATTGCCGCTTTATCATACGGTATTTCAACCGCAACACGTGATTTCACACTACCATCCTTGCCAAGCGTCTTTGGTTTAATCTCTTTTAATCCATGAATTGCTAAAAAGTTTCCAATGTCACCATAACCAACTACGTTTGTTGTACCTTCTACATACTCAATATTAAACAATATATTTGGATTGGTTAATAAACCCAATTTCTTTAATTCAGACTTGGTACTTGGAATAGCTTCATCAAAAATATTGATTACTTTAGTTCCGATATTAATAAATCCATGACCTGGTTCAAATCTATTTGGCAAGTCCTCGGGTCTCATTCCCTTAATATCAAGTGGTTTTGCTGATCCACGATCCATTACGAATTGACCATTTACCATACGAATACTAGCATTTACGCCATCGATTTTAACACTACCACCATCTTGTTTTAGTGAATCAACAGCTTTAACAAACACGTTTACTAAGTCTTTTCCAGTTGATGAAAAATCAAATGGATGTGCCATATGACCTCCGGCACCACCTTCTTGTATCACTTCGTTTAATATATTATTTAGTCTTATCATATGATTTTAAAAATGTTTTATCGAATACCGGAATTGCTTTTTTGTAAGAACTCTTTGTTTCATCAAGAGCATTATCTGTAAATTGCCAATTCCAAAATAATTCATTTGGTGTTTTGAATCCAAAGAATTGTAATACTTCTTTTTGTGTTTGAGTAACATCTTTTCCATTCCAATTTTGACCAGTAGCAATAAATCCTGAATCTATATCTTTTACTATATTACTTTCACCCAAAGTAGAATGTCTGTTTTCAATCCAAGTCAATCTCTCAATTAATTTCTGATAAAAACCATTAGCTTGTCCCCATCTCACACTAGCAAAAAATAAAACGACATCACTTTCAAATAATTCTTTACTTATTTTCCAAAGTTCATCGCTTTTATTATTTATACTAGCCCAACAACGATGTTCGCCTGTAGGATTTTTCTCTTTATCTTTTAAGGAAGAATCTTTTGTTCCACAATGATTTCCCCATTTAGATGATACATTACCCTCACACGGAAATATGTTTAACTTAGTTGTATCAATCAAAGTTACTTTTTCTTTACCAAGTAATTCTTGTATTTTAAATGCAAGTTGTGTACTTTTAGCAATATCATCTTTATGTCCACTCCATCTAT